CCAGATGTGTAGTATCATGCACCGGCTTTGCAGATGTCGCGCCGGTATATGACGCCTGAATATCAGACAAGACAGTCTTTTGCTTTGTCAGATAAGAAATACGAGACTCATTATCTGCCTTGGCCTTGTCCGCAAGCTGAGCCTCCGAAAGCTTCAGCTTCGCCTCATTCTCAAGCCGTGTTCTTTCAGCTGCCTCGGCCTGACGCGCATATTGGATAATCGCAGAATAAGGAGCAAGCTGACTCTCCAATTCCTGCTTCTGACTACGATACAAAGCAAGCTGCTCATTTAGAGCTGCCAACTTTTCTTTATCCGCTGTAGGATCTAAGCCAACCATAGCAGACTTAGTTCTGGTCATTTTATTCTCTACACCAATAATCTGGGTATAGATTGCATTGACGCCACGAAGTTGCTCTTGGAAGGTAGCAATATCTCCCTCAAGTTTATCAAAGCTGTTTAAGAACGCTGTCAAGGTCGCAGGATCAAAAGCGCTTTCCAGCTGTCCTCTCAATCCACCAATCCGACCCTTAAACTCTTCTGTCAGCGTGCCAGCAGATTGCAAACGCTTTTCCAGAGTGTCCAATGCTGCAAACTGATCGGTCTTGATTGAACCAATATCCTTGGTTCTCAGCTTTGTTGCAACATACTCTGCATTCTGGTACTCCTTGACCAGCTGCTTCAAAGAGGCAATTTCTGCCTCGATATTTGCCCGCTGCACCTTATCCAGCTGACCGAATGTGCCGATCATAAACTGTATTTTTGCTTCCAGCTCAGAATACTTATTATTCAGTGCGTCCAGATGTGTAGTATCATGCACCGGCTTTGCAGATGTCGCGCCGGTATATGACGCCTGAATATCAGACAAGACAGTCTTTTGCTTTGTCAGATAAGAAATACGAGACTCATTATCTGCCTTGGCCTTTGCCGCAAGCTGAGCCTCAACCTGACGCTGTTTTTCAAGATTCATCGTCACATTAGTCAAATGTGTATTGATGTCCCCAGTTACAGCATCATATGTCTGCAAATAGGAAACACTGCGTCCAAGCTGATCTGTACCCTGAATAGACAAACTAAGCATTCGCTCTTCCTGATCGTTAACCTGTTCCCAACGACCGGAAATACGATCAATCTGAATGCCCATCTTTTCCAGCTGCGCAGTCATGGCGTGAGAAACATCAGGATTGACCTTCAGACTGTTCAGCTCAGCCTGCATCTTCTTTACAGAATCCCGATCAAGACCAACCGACACACCTACCTTATGCGTTTGGGCAGCTCGGCTCAGCTCTTTACTAAACTTCTGAGCCTCAGTTTGAATATTGCTGTTGTCTACCTCGACTTGCACTTTGATCTTGCTCTTCTGATTGATCAGCTTTGCAATATCAGGAAGCTGTGCTGAAATTCGTTGCGCCGACGCTTGTTCATCCGCTTCCAATTCGCTGGTAACTATGATTTTCAGATCCTCATCCACATTTCTCACCACCCATTATTTTGAAATTCATTTCACATTCACACCCTGCCTTTTCAGCCCTGCTTTCAAGGCGTCAATATGTGCCCCACTCTCTTTCAAGTGTTCGATTGTCTTTGCCGTGAAAGGTCGCGGCTTCATAAACCTTGCCCCTTTTCTTGGAAAGTCGTAAGTGTAATACTTATACCCCTGCCCATACTCCACGAGTTCCGGCAAATTCTTTCCTGTTGTGACTCTGCTGTTATCTATACATCCTCCTGGGTTTGGATCGGTCATATTAACCACTACCAAAACACCATTCTTGGCACTTCCTCCAAGAATCTCGATGTTATACGGATCACCCAGGCCGCCATATTCACCGCGCCTACGGTAAATCCTTGGTGTATAGACCTTATACACTTCGGAATAGATGGTGGCGGCTTCCTCGTCCTGTACCTCTTGGAATACTTCGTTGGTCATAGCATTGTCGATTTTTCTCACCAACTGCTTATTTGCTAACGCCAACGCCTCACGGATTGTCATACCGCCACCTCCATTCAAAATAATTTAATGTGTCTCTTTCTGGTCTTGCATAGCCAGCAGGCCATTCAGAATACCGCCCTCATCCAGATTTTCAGTTGCCTTGGAAAGCTGGCCCGCATACTGCAGAAGCTCTGTCATATTTGCGCCGTCCACTTTTTTCGCCAAAGCTTCTACAGCATTTCGGATAGAGAAAGCAGCATCTCCCAACGCATTCAATGCTTCGGTACTGGCGCTGTTAGCGGCACTCAAAACGCGTGCCTTACGCCACTCAATACCCATATGGCACAGGTTCGTCATCTCACCAATCATCGTCTGATAACCGGCATGATTCACACAATCCAGATTCATTGCACAGTAAAGTTCATTCATTCCATCCAGATCCATGTTTTTCGCCTCACCCTTCAAGGTCAGCACAGGCACATTGGTACACATCTGCAGAATGGTTGCGCGAAACATAGGGGTCAAAAACTCAGGATGATAATTTCCCGCCGCATCGAAGCAATTTCTTACCACGCGAGAAATAAACAGTGTTTTCTCATCCGTTGTCAAAGAGGTACGGATATGCACTTCAAAAGAGCTTTCTCCGATAGGAAAACTTACGGTTGTAAATTCCTCGGTCTTACTTGCTTTCAAAAAATTCTTAACGGTATTGACCGCAATCTTCTTCATATTCAGTCCTCCATAATATTCATTGCCGTTCTGAAATTCAGATCGTCTGCGTGCTGGCTAATCCAGCCGCGATAGTTCTTTTCCAGCTTACAAACAGCTGTTCTCTCATCATTTTTGAACCAAGAGAGATATGGAATAAACCCAGATCGCTCCGGGTTAGAAAGCAAATCGTTCTGACCATCATGGCCGATCACAATTACCTTACAGTTGTCGTGAATGCGAGTCAGCACCTTCATCAACTCATCAAAATAGAAGTTTTGCGCCTCATCGATAATCACAACTTTCTCTTCAAAGTTGGTGCCTCGCAGAAAAGTGTGTGTCAGACACTCAATATAAGCAGTCTGGTACTTTTCATTGACACCATTATCGAAGAATGATGTATTCATGTTGACACCGATTTTCTTCAACGCCTGATAAAATGGCTCAAAATAAGGTTCGGATTTTTCCTCAATCGTCCCTTTCAGATAGCCTTGCTTCTGCTCTTGCGTGGGTGATGCAATATACACCATGCCTTTATACCGCTTGAAGTCACACAGCAAATTTGCTGTTGCCGTAGCAATCAGAGTTTTGCCAGTGCCGGCTTTCGCATTGCAAAAGACAATCAGTTTGTCTTTATCCCAAATTGCGTCTCGAAACGCTTGCTGCTGCTCGTCCAAAATCAGTCCGTAAAACGGCTCATCTCTCAGACTCGCAGGGACATCATAGATTTCCGTTCCTGTATTTTTCTTTGCCATATCGTTCACCCCTTAAAGAATGGTATCAATATCTGTCACGATCTCATCAGCAATACCAAGACGGATCATCTCATCGCTGAATAAGAACCAATCACGGCGATAGTTGTCCTCATACATCTCGGTCGTGATACGGGTCTGCGTAATGATATAGTGTTTGATGCGTTGCTCAGATGCCTCGGTGAACTTGAGGTTGTCCAGCAACTTTCCAACACTGCCGATTGCTCCGGAAGATCCGTCGTGGATCAAACAGCTTGTATGATTGAAAATGTAACGCTTGTGGCCGGCCATCAAGAGCAAGCCTCCGGCACTATACACGCGACCCATGCCAATAGTGATTACAGGGGTCTTAGACAGAAGGATAATGTCAATGATGTGCATAACAGTGTCAAGGCTTCCGCCATCGGAATTGATAAAGACCTTAATGGGCTTTCTTTCTTCTACAGCCTTGCCCTTGTCCTCTTCATTCCACTTCTTGATATACAAAGCAATATCAATCGTAGAATCGTCAATGTCGTCATTCCACAGAATCTCACGCTTCTGTGTTCGACGATAGAACTCCAGAAGAGTAGGATCAGGAAGACCAGTCTCCATCAACGCCTCAACATCGCAAAATTCTTCTGTAAATTCTCCGATAACCTTCTTATTGTGCATACTTTTCATATTGCTTCTCCTTTTGCAATTTCCAAATTATTTACAACATAGTGCCCGATACAAATAGCGTCAGAGAGGTTGTCGTTCTCCGTATCAATACCGAACTTGTCCTTTACAAACTGCAACGAAAGTATTTTTGAAGTTTTCTTGACACCAGGGACAATCTCTGTCACCTTAGCCTTGATTTCTTTCTCCGTTCTACCTCGTGCTTTGCAGTAATTTTGCCATTGAGTAGGTGCCACCAGACCATATAGGTATTCGTTCTTTTCACACATCAAAACGAGTGCGCCCTGCAGCTGTGCCAGTCTCTTAAATGATTGAACATTCTGCCTTAGCTGAATATCTTCAAAGAAAATCGCATCGACGCAATGCGCGTGGATCACCTCTTCAACCAATGCCTCAATGTGCAGCATTGCTTGCTCAAATGAATATTTTTTATTGTCGTATGACCATACTCCGTAATCGAGCAAGATCTTGTTTTCATAGTCAAATACGGCCCATGCGCCGTGTCTTGCCTGATCTACTGCCAATACCCTCACATTCCCTGCCTCCATATCGAAAAAAGGAGGGCTTTCGCCCTCCTTTCCTCTTACTCTTTGATTGTCGCTTCCTCAGCAGTTTCCACTGGAACCTGTGCAGCCTCTTGATTTTCTGCGACCAGCTCCGCTTTAACAGCGGACTCTTTCGCCTTACCATTTTTATGGTAGGCAGTATAGATTTCCGCCAAGAGTTTTTTAACGCTTGGCAAATAACCATCTGTCACGCGAAGATCCACACCACGCTTCCGAAGCGCACGATACGCTTTCTTTGCGTCGTGGCCGCTCTGATACTCCATCAGAACGCTGAAGATATAGTAATGCTCTGCCGTGTCGGTGTGGGCACGCCAGCTGCGTTGCTTCTCACAAGAGAAACAGCTATCATACGCCACACCGCACACTTTGCAATGTTTGAGCATAATACTCAGCTATCTTACTCGTGGAAGAGCAGATAGCACAGCTCCTCATCGTCGGCACAGTAGTCCTTCAGAGCAGAGAAGGAGAACGGATGTGTGCCCTCAGTGGTCAGATTCAGAGTGAAGTTGTTGTCGATCTTAGCCTTGGGGAAGACCAACTTACCAGCACGCTTGATAGAAGGGTTGCACACATCAGCTGCCAAAACATCAACGATGTACTTAGCTGTCTCAGCGTGGTTCTCGGAACCATCAGACACCTTCACAGCGGAAGCGGTCTCGTACTGGTAATAAACACCGATCATGCTGCCAGTGAAGTCAGCAGGAAGAGTGATTTCTTTGCCGGTGATCTGAGCCTGGTTATCATCGGTGCCAACCTCAATGATGTTAGTGTTGTCGATATTCTTATCATTGGTGATAGGATAGACAACCGCAGGAGCCACGGTAGGTTCGTTGGTCAGAGTAGCCTTGCCACCCACAACCTTCAGGATCTCGAAGTCCTCACCCTTCAGCTTATTGGTCTCAGATGCGATCTGCACCTCAGTACCAAGCTGAGCAGCCATCAAAGGCATAGACAGAACAGACAGTTCGCCAGAGAAGTTTACGCCCTTGGCGGTATCGAAACGAGCCAGGAGCACGCCCTGAGCATCGGTCTTATCAACGGACTCGCCGGTAAACTCGATCTGGGGGCTTTCGACGCTGGTGCCGGTGAAGTCAACCAAACCAGTCTCCAGATTGATCTGGGTAACACGGCGCACCTTGTCAATGACATAGTTGTTCGCATTGAACATAGCTTTCATCATCCTTTCCATATATTTGGGGAGATTATTTCATCTCCGCCATCCAATTCAATTCCTTTTTGTTGAGCTTCTTCATATCAACACAGCCGTTGTAAATGCCGTGCATTACAAAGCTATAACTCTTGTGCTTTTGCACCCGTTCTACACTGTCCATAAAAACACCGATGGGCAATGTCCATACATCATCCCACCGGTACTTGAACTCTGGGCAATTTGTCAAAGAAGAAATAAGTGGCAGCAGTAACGATTCAAACGGCTTTCGCATCCGAAGCATCATTTCATCTCTGTCATCCTCAATCATAATCTCCTTTGTATAATCGTCGAAGCCAACATCTACATTTTTTTGCAGCTTATGGAGCCGGCGAATGTAGTCGGTCAAAAACTTATGGGTAGCTCGATCAATCACCACATTATCTTTGTTTTTCATCGCAACTTCAGATGAACCATTTGTCGATATCTTGAACGATGTAAAGTCCAAATCCCCAAAAAGGATCGACATATCCACTTCGCGGAAAGTCTTAAAAAGAGATAGAAACAATTCGTACTCGTCCACTTTATCCCAAAAGATATGTTGTGAGTCCCAAATCTCTACTTTACGATCTGCCGGCGTCGAGCAGATAGCCCGTACCAGACCAAAGTAGCGCTGTTCGCCATAGTCGCAAATTTCACCAAGAGTCGGCTGCTTGATTATGATTTGGGTATTGAGAGGATATTCACCCCCGCGAAATACCTTCAAATAATCAATCAATCAGACCAGCCTCCCTGTTCATTTCGTGGGTCACATATGGGATTTGCCACCCTGAATATCCCTCGTTGAACTGTACCTCGTCTGCTGTGCTGAGTTTAATTCCACCAAAGCCAAACAAAGGTGTGTCCCCGTTATTCAAAATGCGATCGACCTCATCTGCCAGCAAATCCGCTCTGGAACCTTGCAGCAAATCAATTTGGTCTTCATTACAGATGATATATACAGTGATCGAAGTTTCCTTCACCACATTCGTGTCGGTATAAAGTACGCGACTACGCATCGTAATGAAGTTCTTATCAACTGTCGCTTTATCTGGGACATAGAAGTGTGTCTTGACCAAATCTGCCGCTGGGCTTTTGCTGCCCATTTTCACATCCTCAAAGTCCACCACATTGTTGCCTGTGTTTACCAAGAGATTTACCACCATTTGGTTTTGCAACAGTTTCTTTTTGAGTAGCAATTTTTGCTGGATCATCGAATCAAAATGCGGCATATTGTCACCTCCTACCAGTTCACAATCTGGATCGTAATTGTTGTATCGCTATTCAGCGTATCGCTGATCGCTCGGATCTTGATCGTTTTACCTACAAAGCTCTGGTTATTTGCTGCTTGCAAAGTAATCAGACCGGCGTTGTCGCTCACCACATTGGCCGCACCTCCAGCAAAATCATACTCCATTCGATAATCGGAAATTTGAGTTTCCGTCCCGTCCGGAAGTACACATTTTACCTGGATCTGCTTTGATTCACCAAGGGCAAGCATTTGGTCTCCATCCAAATCAGTCAGCACAAGACCAGCTTGTCCGGCTGGAGGAACTACCTCCTCTGGCTTTTGCTGGAAATAATCAGCGATCATAAGCTCTCTGTTGTCTGTCGCATCATTGAACTGCGTTTGCAGTACCGCCCACTGGATCAATCCGTCTTCATTCCGTTCGTCGCCAACCGCATATGAAACGGGGTCTACTCTGGTAATTCTGTATGCCGATGGGGTATCCAGATTCTTATCCATCAGAAAGCGGAATTGGTCATCCAGCTTGATCGTCTCCTCGTTATAGGGGATATAAATCAAGTGCTGGTCTTCTCCAACCGTCATATAGGTCTTTTCAAGCTCACCCGTACCGTACTGGGTGCTGTTTGTGCTATATACCGGATACTTTACAATTTCTCCGGTCAGCGGAGAGATAAAGCGAATTGTGTGTTTACACTTCCAAAGTACGGCCTTTTCATAAATGCGGTTGTTATCTGGAAGAGCACTCACGAGCCACATTGCACCTTCGCACTCTACATACTGACCACATTTCAGCACACCAATATTGCAGAGGATCTGCCGTACCACTGTGCTGTTGTAAACATCGCTTGTTTTATTCTGAACAATAGCTCTCACTGTAATAGGCTCTTTTTGAATACTCTTATCATAAATCAGTACATCCGATCCGATTGCAGAATCCAAAAGCTCCTGAAAACCGTCCTGTCCATATGCCCAGAACTCATCATCTTCAAATCCGCTATTGAACAAAGGGCGAGTCATCCGATACCAGGTTTTTGATTCATCTGACATCTCATCACCCCTTATCCATATGCGTGCTGCTTCTGTCGATGGAGCAAAGATTCAACCAGAGCAATTTGGCTGTCAAGCTCCTGCTTTGTCACTCGTTTCGTTGCATCTTGGCCCGTCAGCTGAACATCTTTACCATAGATACCGTTCAGCGCCATGACCCTGCTGAGTTCTCTCTGCAAATACGACACATACATCATCTGCGCCAATGTCCGGCAAGCGATTGAACTCAAAATGCCGGAAAACTCTCGCTTTTCTGCGTCATATTTCAAATCGCAGCCCAAATTCAACTCGTAATCTGCTACCGCGATTTTAAGCCACTCCGCCTCCAAACCCTCTGGGATCTCAAACTTCGTCAAAGGCATGGAGTGGAAAAGCGTTTCAATCTCAGAAAAAGTTGTTGCCATACACCACACCTTCTCCTTTCATAGATTACACGCCTGCTGTCTTAGCAAGTTCGCGCAGGGCGTCCACCTTCCAGGACTCAGCTTCTTCTGCGCCAGCCTTGTCTGCAAGTTCAAGCAGCATCTTCTTCTCCGCGTTGGTCGTAACCATACGATTCAGCTGCTCATTGAACTTTGCCTTACTGCGAATTGCCAGCAGAGCCTTGACAGATTCCAAATCAACAACAACAGGGGCATCGACATCCAAACCCTCAACGCCGAACAGCGCCTTACGCTGCTCCTCATTCACGATCTGAATACGAGCATGATTGCCCATGCCATCGCTTCCGGTGAACATTTTGTTGCCCAGCTGAATCTGGGTCAAAACCTCATCAAAGGAAAGCATAGGAAAACCCTTTGCGTTTGCAGGAATCTCAATATCGCCCATACCGGTAGCACGCTTAAAATACAGCGGCCATCCGCACAGGTTGTTTACCAGAACATTGTTTGTAGCCATCTTGATTCTCCTCAAATTCAAAATTAAGGAGGGGCAATCGCCCCTCCTTTTAGTTTACTGCGTTGCTTTAGATGGAAGCAGGCAGTTCAAAGTTGGTATCGGAAATCAGACCGATCTGATCTTCCATACCTTCTGCAACGCCGGCACCCAGCTCCATATCGAAGCGAGTCATATGCTGACGGGTTACGATGTCGTCGCCAGTCATGGTAGTCATGCCGCCACGCAGGAAGATCTGCAGAGGAGACACGGCACCCTGGGGCAGCATGAACAGCAAGCCCTGGGGCAGATACAGATCGTAGTCAGTACCGTCCTCGTTCAGCTTTGTCCAGTTGATAGCGTTGGGCAGCTCAGTCACGAAAGCACCGTTGTAGAAGCTGACCAAGCCGGTCTTGCGGATTTCCTCAGCAACAACATCAGAACCGAAGCTGATGGTGTTATCACCAACGGTCTTATAGCCAGCGAAGTCATTGAACTGGGAAACAACACTGTAATCACCAGCAATGTTGACCTTGCCATAACGACGCATAGCTCTCAGCATTGCGTCAACGCCAGTCTTTGTGATGCCAGCGGACTCAGCAAAATGCTTTACGCCCTTGGCATTCTTCAGCGCATTGTAAAGAACGCTGGTAACATAATACACAGCCTTGTTCTTCATATCAATCTGCACCTGATTCATACCCTCTGCAATGTTGCCATCGAAGTTACCGCTCTGCAACTCACGATAGTCCACAGCAAAACCCGCAGAAATAGTCTGAGTTGCAATGGGGTACTCGCGCCAGCTCATTGCAGCAAAGGGCACATCACTTGAAGAAGCCTGGAAGCGAGAATCAACGCTCTCATACTTGTAAGTCTTCATCATAGGTGCTTCGTGATAACCAATGCGCTTATAGTTACCCATAAAACTGAACAACTTCACAGCCTCCAGCAACTTAGGCTCAATGGAGAACCGGATGATGGAGTTAATTTCGCTCATAGCCACGGGATCGCCAGCCAGAGCCTTAGAAGACAGCTCCTTCAAAGTGGCAACTGCCTTATCCTTTACGGCATCAGAAACATTCGGCTGATTACCAGCGACGAGGGCAGAAAACACCTCTACGACTGGGGAGTTTTTCTTGACACGCATTGTGTCAACATCAGCACGAGCGTTCGCCATATTGATTTCATAAATGCTCATTATTTTCTCCCTCCTTTATTACTGCACGCGGATAACAGCCAAAATGCCGCTGCCCATGTAAGCAGTCTTCTCGATGACCTCGAAATAAACCTTGTAGCCATCTACGGCGTCGGCCTTAACGATCAGGCCGTCAGTGCCGAAGACCATCTTGTCGCCAGCTGCCAGATCATCAATCTCTCCGTTGATCTCGTAAGCTGCGAACTCAATTTCCAGATTTGCGATGCTGGTCAGATCGTCGGCGCGAACAAACTCGCCGGCCTTAACCACCACAGCCTCGCTGAAATTGCGCATTTCTGGCTTGTCGTTGATATTGGTAACGATGCGATAGCAAGCCTTGGCCTCATCCTCAGAAGCGGGGAGATTGGCAGTCTTTGCAGCGCGATCCAAAATCACACCCATGCCGACCTTCAGATCAACAACGGCTTTGCAGTTACCGACATTCTGTACGCCCTTGAAAGCACCGATTGTCTTGTACTTCATCTTTCATTCCTCCATTCTTAAAATACTTCAACATCGCCGTCGTTTTTATTCGGCTTTGTATCCTCAGTCATACCAAACACATCAATGTTGGATGCGTTGGTCTCTGCAACCTTGCTGGCCTCGCGTGCCGCGCGAACCATCTCAGTGCAAATCTTACCGATAATGCTGTTGATCTCAACACTACCGGGGTTAGCGTTGAAAGCGTCGATGTCCTCCTGGGCGACTGCACGCTGCTCCTCAGTATAAGGACTCAATGCGGCGTTCAATTCAGCCTTGGCTTTCTCGTCTTCCATCGCGGCGATCTTTGCGTTTGCTTCAGACAAACCTGCCTCAGCAGCAGCCTTGTCCGCCTGATACTTTTCCATATCAGCACGCAGTTGGGCAATTTCGGCTTCCTTTGCCTGAATATCAGCACGCAGTTGGGCAATCTCAGCCTCCTTTGCCTGGACATTGGCGTAATACTCATCCCACTTTGAGTTTGTCTCAGAAATAGCACCGGAGATGACCGCCATCAGCTCATTTTTCAGCTTCTCATCCATATTACAATCCTCCTTGTCGTCTTGTTTTTTATTATTTAACTCCATTACGATAGCGGCCTCATCAGCCGGTTTGACGCCCAAGATTGCATATCCGCTATAATCATAGATTTGCGGTACGCGACCTTGCTCTTTCCAACCGCCGGAGTAAATAATGTGTCCATCGTTTTCTGGCTTACCAACAATTTCAACTGAACCCTTTACAACAGATTCAGCCATATGCTCTCTCAGCCATGCAACGAAACGGGGATAACGCATCTCGTCCAGTGTGCCCTCTGCGATCAAAACTCGCTTGGTTACACCGTCAATTTCAACATCGTCTACAAACGCCTTATCAAAATGTCCTACCATAGTGGCATCTTCAAAGATTGGCATATTGTCTCGGATGTCTGTCATGCCATGCCCATACGGAATATCTCGATCGTCGGTCAAAAATTCCGCAACGATTGACATACCTACAACAGACTGCAAATTATCCCTTGTATATTGTTCATTCCATGAGATACCATTATCCTGCCAAGAATCCGTATTGGGGAAAATCTCGTGCAGGACAACCTTGATGGGCCGTCTACCGGCCACTGTTCTTTCACTTGAAATCTCATAGATTGGGGAACATCCATTCAAAAACTGATACATACATTCTCACCTCCTTAATCTGACGGAGATGGGCTTGCATTGCCATTGTTTGCCTTGGTCGATTCCGTACTGGGATTGCTCTCCAAGCCGCCTGTACTCTTATCAACATCTCCATCCGGGGCATCCTTACCGGTAACGGTAAAGGAAGTTTTATGAACTGGATAACGATTTTCAAAATCTTCCTCCAACTCATAATCCATCAGAGAGAGGTAGTCATCTGCATTGACACCTGTTGACGCAATCCATGCCAACAAACTACCCTTGCCACGAGCATACAGATCAGAAAAGAATTTGACCTGTTTGTCCCTGTTTACAAAAGTAATCGGCAATACACGGAACTCAATACGATAACTACTATCACGGATCACATTGTAGTTGAGGCACTTATTCAGTTCTTCCACAATAGCTTCGATCCAGGTAAACACATTATTTGAGATAATCTCAAGGTTCAAAGTTGCCGTAGCATAGTTACCGGTTGAACTACCGCTCAATGCCGCAGCAGCAAAGCCGATGTCTTCATTAACATCTTCCTTGATGGCGTTCTCATTCTCTTCATCCAACAATGAAATATCCACCGGCAGTCGATCCATATGCGTACCTGCCGCCAGAGAAAAGAAGGAAATACCGGTAGCACTGCTGCGCTGAGTAAGCGCCTGTTTTACCGTGTTATGCTGGTTCTCCTGCTGTGTTTTTGACAGTGCAGAAGTTCCCTTCTCCTTGCCCTCCGGAAATGTCTCATAGTAGATTTGGTTATTGACTGTATCCAGCACACGCCGTTTGGTATTGACAAAATACTTTGCATAATCAATATCATCCAGCGCCGCAACAGCAAAAGGCACACCATAGGGATCGCTCTGGCCGCTCTTGATTTTAGTTACGATCGTTCTGCGCCAATCCAGTCGCAGCCAGCTTGCTCCATCTGGAAATTTTCCCTGTTCAAATTTAGACCATGCCTCTTGAATTTGTCTTGGGAATCCTTGCAGCCTGCGCTTACACTCGTCCTCTCTCATTCCCTGAAAATACCGCAGATCAAACGCTACCTCGTAGCAGTTGTTTCTGCGGCCAATAATTCTCGTATATTCAAGTGGGAGCGAAATCACAATCGTATTGATGCCAGCGGAGTTAATTTCAGTAATCCCCTGAACATCAATATCTGTCAAGGCCATCTTATGCTCTACCGGCACTGTCCTTGTTTCCATATAGCCAACATACATTCCCTCATTGGCATTATGGAAAATGGCATCCCGGATAACCTCCTTATAGCGCATTGATCTCAGAACACTATTCATTCGGTCATAACTTTGACGATACCCCTTACGCGCTGCTCCAGCCTTTTTGGGTTTCGCAACGACAATGTAATCCAAATAATGAAGACCGGTCAGGCTGTCAACAGCCGTTGTTACCGTACCGTTGGAATAATAAGCCCACTTCGCCCATCGTCTCAACTCTGTTATGTGGTGCATTGGGTCTTTCGCCATATCCAAAATTTCTCTTGTGGAATACGGGGAAGATCCATTTGAATACCCACTAATCATATTCAGATAAACAGCGCCCAACTGTGTGTTGAACTCATGCAAAACCGCCTCTTCAACACCAGACGCCGCGTTTTGTTCTGTCGCTGCACTCGCAGTCTCAGCCTGCGGCTCTTTGCTTCGCCACAGTCGAAGTCTTGATTCACCTGCCATAATCTTCACCTCCTTAATTTACAAGTGTTACATATTCGTATTCAGAGCTATCAGAAAACAGATCTTTTTCCAAAAGCTCAATAAAATAGCTGCCATAGGATACCGAAGTATAACGGTCTTTTCTTGCACCGGCTCTTTCCTCAATTCGGATCAATCCCGTCTGATTCATAACCGTATATTCCAGACCGATCATCTCATTGACCAGAGCCGTTGTCTCAAGGAATGGCTGCTCATAAGCAATCTGCGTATCCACATCAGCCGTCGCATATTCAGGAACGATGCGCTGCAGCTCCTCAATACCCTCTTGATTGTTTACCATCAACTGAATCATGCCGGTATCCAGCGTGTTTCTCATACACACGGCAATTTTGCTGTTGGTGTCCAACTGTGCCTTGATTGAGAATACAACCTCTTCCTGTCCAGCAATCACAATACGAGCCTTCAACTTGTCATCATTCATACAAGTCCATGGGGTGTACTCTACATTACGCTCCTCGTCATACAATACCTTTGCCAATGAATCAAAAATTGCAACACCGGCATTTCTGGTATCCAATACGCAATAATCCGCATCAAAATCTGTGAAGAGCTGCTTGATGCGAATAGCTTGCCTGACTGTCTCAAACTCAGTCTGCTGCTCCATATAAACAACCTGACGACGATAACCCTGTTTGACCTCAATATGCTCACCGCCAACATCCGCCGCTTTATACTCCTTGCTTTCCGGCAAAGCGCGAATACAGGTGAAGATTGAGTTATCGTTTCCAGTTCCGCCCTCTGATGCAATATCGCATGATATGATGCGGATCTCACCCTTCTGCTTTGGAATAGCATACTTATTTTTCACGCGAGAAAGCACATCATCATTCTTTCTTGGGTAGAACGGACGCTTCAGCACGCGATTCTTGTTCAGCATTTCATAAGTGAAATACGCATGGGCGTTTTCCGCGATCATTTGATTTTCATACTCGATTGCCCAAGCAACCGCATCCAACTTATTTCGCTCTTTCACCAAGAAGCTACGCGTTTTGATCTTGTGCTTCAACGCAATGCTATAATCCATTGCAATCAAAACAGAAGAATCCTTACGCAGCATATCCTTAACAAATGTCTTCATTGTGTCCCACATCCAATGGTTGCGATACCATGCAGAACTAATAAAGACTTCTTTTGGCTCCTCCAGCAGAGAGTCATACTCTTCGTACTGCATAAAAGGAACCTGCCGTGCATACAGGAACGGAGACAAAACCGTATCGATAATGTTTTTCACAATCATACGGAACTCTTCATAAATCATTACCGTAGCACGATAACCACGGGCATTGTCATTTGCGGCGACAACTACGATGGAGCTGCCGTTTTTGAAAATGACCTCGATTTCATTCTGGCTATCCTTAAAAGAGTCAATTTCCTCTTGTAAAAGCGGAGATCTTGGTAGAATCTCTTTCTTAATCTTCTCAGAAACAATCAATCTCGC